TTTTTTGGTTGGTTTTGAATTTTAAAGCGAATAAAAAATTTCGTAACGTGTTAAGAAAGAAAGGAAAGTCATGAATTAGATGATAATTCCAAACAAGGAAAAGTCTGAGAACCTAAAGGGTGAGGTCGATCTTGAATTGATCGCCGTAAGTCTTCTTGATTTCAGAAAGAGTGACGTAATCATCATGAGGGTAAAAGGGGGGGTAGACGAAGAATCTATTGTCCCATTTGCCTTCTTGAGGAAGTGGTCCGTGCCAATAGGAGACAGTAGCTCTAACATCTTGGATGTCAGGAAACTGTTCCAGTGACGGAATCGGTGCACCAGCAGAAATGAGCGCTTGCAGTGGTCCTGGTAAGGATCTCTCTTCTAGCATTGTTATTCCAAAGTCTTTGAAATAGATGTCTGAGTAGAGTTGGCGAAGCGTTTTCGCGGTGAGTAAGTTGTATAGTTCGGGATTCTCGTCACGTAAAGTGAGGCACTTTTTCTGATAGTAAGAAAAGGCTTGTTTACATAAAGAATGAAATGGTTGTGAGGAGCCAGCGGCTGCCCAAGCGAAACCAATTGATCGATGGATCATGATAAAGTCATCAACATGACGTTCGGGGTAAGCGAGTTGTGCGATGAGTTTGTTGAGGTCGGGGATCGGCATTCCAAATGAATTGCGATATCCTAGAACTTGAATTTTCTCTTTCATGTTAGTAATGAGTGACTTGTCTACGTTGATTTTCATTCCGAAAAGTCGGAGTGCGAGGTCAGGTAGTTGTTCAAAGAATGAGAACAGTCTTAAAAACGGGAAAGGGGAAAGTATGCCATTGTCGTCTCCAAGGATGAGGAAAAGACATGATGCAATTTCATGTTCAGTGAAGTCTGAAATGAGTAAGCAATAAATCACGACGTAAATATTAACGAATGAATCGAGAATTTGAGTCATGAGGAATCCAGAGGGTACTCCAGAGTAATTGCGGACGTAAGCGAATCCGTCACGAGTGACGAAGACCTTATTCTTGTACCAAGTCCAGATGAAGTCGAGAACGTTATTGATCTTGTTTGCGAAGATAAGTGTTGCGAGTTCTTCTGTTTTGAGGTGAAGATAGTGTCCAGCGGCGTGGAGCCTGTTTGAATCTGAATAGTATTTTTCGCGGTGTTTGCTTTCACCATAGTTGTAGATGGGATTGTAGTAATGATTGACAACGAGTTGGTCAGGGATGAATCTTGTGTAGAAGAGTTCTATAACTGAGAAAGGGGCTGT